CCTTATCGAGCAGCAAATTGATGATGATTTTATTGTTATGCGTGTCTGCAACAACCCAAGCTGGGTCATCGTCCGAATGGATGGGCTAGCGGTTCCGGTAAAATGCCCTTCCCGCCTATCAAATAAACTTGTTGGCAAACGCATCAAAGTGTGCTTAGTATCTGCCGACCCCGAAGACTTTTACGAATACGCATCATGATCGAATCCCAAGAAATTGAAGACGAGTCGCTTGTCTATGCAGACAAAGAGCCTGACATCGCCGTGTTGACCAATGCTTATGACACATGCCTGCTCGATCTTGAATACTATTTTGAGTCTTGCTTGAGGTCATATAATGATCGGCGCAATATCTGGGACGGCAAGTCTGACGACCTTCGCAAGAACGGAGCAAACGCATTCCCGTGGCAAGGGGCTTCAGATCAAGAGGTTAACGTGGTTGGCGAGCGGATTGACATGTATGTGTCTCTGTTTGACCAAGCCCTCCAGCGCAGCCACATCAAGGCGTTTCCAACGTCTATGGCATCAATGCCGCGAGCTTCTGTTGTGTCGTCGTTCCTCAAGTGGATGCGCTCGACCTACATTCCTGACTTCAAGAACCAGATGGAGTTGGGTGCGAACTATTTGCTAGAGAAGGGGATTATGGTATCCTATGTTGGATGGAAGCGAGAAAAAAGAACATATCTGCAACAAGTCACCATCGACCAAATTGCCCAACAATCCCCTGATCTAGCGAACCTTATTATTGACGGGAACGATGACGAGATGCTCACGGGATTGATCCAACAAGGATTCCCCGACCTGTCGAACAAACGAGCTAAGAAGGCAATCCGAGATATGCGGAAGACCGGGATGGCTGAAATCCCCCTCCCTCGTCAAACCGTTGATTGCCCGATTGTTTATTCGTGCGCCCCGGATGGAGAGGTCATCTTCCCTCCGTATGTTTCCGACCCTCAACGCGCTCCATACATCTTTTGGCGCACGTTCCTGACTGCTCAGGAGCTTGAGAAGAAAGTCACCAATGAGGGATGGGATCGGAAGTGGGTCGATCACGCTATCTCAAATCTTCGTGGGAAAGACTCCATGTATCTTGATGGGGAGAAGGTGAAGACTCAGACGCGCTTGCCTATCACTGACGACAACGACCTTGTTATGGTGGTCTATGGCTACCAGCGTCTGATTGACGAAGAGGACGGTTCTGAGGGCATCTACTGCACCGTGTTCCACCCGACTACAGATGGCTACGCAAAGCATGAGCTTCTCAATGGATACGATGACTACCCGTTCATTGTAACGCGACTGGCGAACGACCAAAGGCGGATGTATGAAGTGCAAACATTCTCCGACATTCTCCGTGGTCCGCAAATGCAGATCAAAACTGAACGTGATAGCCGTATTGATCGAGCCTCGTTGGCCACCTTGCCGCCGCTGATGCATCCTGCTGGCCGTCCTCCTTCCGATTGGGGTCCGGGCCGTCGCGTTCCTTATCGTCGTCTTGGCGAGATTGCGTGGGGACCAGTTCCCCAAATGGACCAAGGTTCCATTGAGTCTGAGATGTCTATGCGAGCGCAAGCAGACCGCGCCGTTGGTCTTGATCTCACGAACCCGCTCACGGCTGCGCGTCAACAATTCTACATTGGCAAGTTCCTCGATCATGTCCGTGATGTTTTGACGATGGCGTGGAAGCTGTATCAGCGCATGGGGCCGGACGAGGTCTTCTTCCAAGTCACTGGCAATCCCAACCCCCAGACGATGACCAAGGGTAGCCCCGACGAGAACTTCAGCATTACGGTGTCATTTGACTCGTTGACCACTGACCCAGAGACTGCGGAGACGCAACTCAAGAACATGGTGTCACTTGTTCAACTTGATCGCAATGGCGTTCTAGATGTCAACAAGCTCCTTGAGTTCACCGCATCGAGCATCAACCCGATCTTTGCGGACTACGTTCTGCAACCAGTCGAGGAAGCTCAGCAGAAGGTCGCCAAGAACGTCACTGATGACCTCGCGAAGATCTTTGCTGGTATCGAGGTTCCCGCGCAACCCAACGGCGCACAGATCGCAATGCAGATGGTGCAGGCGTATGTCCAGCAACCGGACATCATGCAACGCGCACAGTCCGACGAAGCGTTTGGTGGTCGTCTCCAGAAATACATGGAGGCTTACCAATTTCAGCTACAACAGGCCCAGAACGCTGAGATCGGTCGCATTGGAACAACCCCGGCTCAAATGGGTGGCGTAAGAACACAAGACATGGCGCAATAATGCCCAAATACGGAGACATAAACCCAGTTACTAATCTTGTTTTTGTGCAACGTGGTCGCACTTATCCAGATGGCGAGTATTGGGTGACTTCTGACGTTTTCGATAAAAGAAGAAAATCGATATCTGAGAAAAACAAAGCCAGAATGGCATCGGATGAAGATTTTGCAAAAAAAATAAGAGAAAGAAGCTTTAAAAGCCAAAGTCGTCCTGAAGCGAAAAAAAGACGAGTCGATAGACATAAACAAAACATGAAATCAGATCCTGTTTATGCTATCAAGTTCCTTACCAGAATGCGACTTGCTTCATTAAAGAAGAGAAAAGGAATCAATAGATCAAATTCCTCAAGGAAAATGCTTGGGGCCGACCCATGGGTTTGCAAAAAATTTATCGAAGACCAATTCTCCAAAGGGATGAGTTGGGCAAATCGAGGGGAGTGGCATATCGATCATTTTTTCCCAATAAGCCTTGCAAATAACGAGGCCGAGGTGCTTGTGTTTTCACATTTCACAAACTTGCAGCCATTGTGGGCTGTTGACAACCTGAACAAAAGAGCGAATATACCTCACCCATTAAAAATCATTGAGCGTGACGCATTGGTAGAAAGCTGGATAAGAACACACCAAATGCAACAGATGCAGAACGCTGAGATTGGCCGTATCGGAACCGACCCCGCTCAAATGGGCGGCGTGACTACCCAAGGGATGCAACAATAATGGAGAAGCGGTTCAAAAAAGTAGTCACCAATCCTGACACTGGACGCAAGAAGACTGTCAAGTATGGGCAGGCTGGTAAAGCCGCAGATGGCGGTGACAGGATTCGTCCCGGCACAGCCAAAGGCGATGCCTATTGCGCTAGATCCAATGCCATCAAAGGCGATTGGCGTAGCGACAAGAACTCACCAAACAGCCTGTCTCGTAAAAAATGGCGTTGTAGCGGAAGCAAATCAATGAAGTAACTCTATGAAAAGCAAATCAAATGGCTGCGGCCACAAGGAAGAAAAAGAATACGGCAAAGGCAAAAAAGGCAAGGGCTACGTCGAGATTGAAATCAAGATGAGCCGCATGCCTAAGAAAAAAGCTAAACGCAAGTAGTCTATGAAAAAGCCAAAAACAAAAGCCGCTAAACAAACCAAAGTGGCGAAAGTCATGGGTGAATATAAGGCTGGGACTCTTCATGCAGGAGTGAATCCCAAAGGACCAAAGAAAGCCCCATTGGCGAAAAATCGGAAACAAGCGGTCGCAATCGCAATGTCCGAAGCTGGAATCAAAAAGCGTAAGTAATAATATGACCCCACTACCTAAGCCAACCATCCAACAAGCCGTCGAATCTCTCTCTGATCGTGACGAGTTCAAGGCTATCGTGCAATTTGTCCGAGACGAGCGTGAGCGTTTCTTTGCTGACCTTCGCCAATGCGTTGAGCCTAACGAAGTTATGAAAATCGTCGGAAGTGTTTCCACACTGGACGAGTTGCTGTCGTTGCTGGAAGTTGAAAATAGTTGACATCGTTTTCAACTTCGTGTTTTAGTTGCCGTGCGCTGGTGAATGTCTGACCACTGTAGTTAGCGCGTGTTTTGTGGTTTGTGTCATACTAGAGGTCGTAGGGTTTTCGTTTTCCCTGCGGCCTCTTTTTTGTGTCAATTTCCATACCTTACTAAACTGCTTGACATACTAATGATTATAGTGTTGATTCTTCACGAACACGCACCGCCGAGCGTAAATGGCGTTCTAAACAAACATTATGAGTAATCCAGAAGCTACCGCCGAAGCTATTGAATCGGTGTCTAATTTGTCATTCGAGGAGCTTGTAGCTCAACGTGTGGCCCGCCAAACCTCTCCAGAGGAAGAACCCGAAGAAGAGTCTGAGGAATCTCCCGAAGCTGACGAAGAGCCTGCCAGTCTAGAAGACGAGGAGTCGCCAGAATCGGAAGAAGAAACCGAAGAGGAATCCGAGGAGGAAGCCGAAGAAGAGTCCGAAATTGACCTGCTGTCTCTTACAACTGAGCAGATTCAATCTTTAGCCAAAAAGGGTAAGTCTCGCCTCCTCCAACGAATTGGGGAATTGACGGCGCAGAAAAAAGCCCTTGAGGAAAAGATTCAATCGCAGCCTCAGTCGCAAGTCAAAGTTGTCCCTCAAGACGAGAATCCTTTCCGAGAAGTTGCTTCGTTTGAAGCACTCAAAGGAAAGTATGACGAGCTTGAACGGACGCTTGAGACCACTGATGAAATCCTCGAGGAACATGAAGATTATGGTCCTGACGATATCATCGTAGTTGGCGACAAAGAGTTTAGCAAAAAGCAAATTCGGAAAGCAAACCGGAATGCCCGAGAAGCACTGACTAAATACATCCCCGCGCAGCAACAGCATCTTATTAAGATTGCCCAGTATGAGGAGATGTCCAAGCAGTATTCAGAGGCAGCTAAGAGTGAAGTTCCCGAGATCCAAGACGAAGAGTCCGAGATTGGGAAGAGCTACAAGGCACTGGTGTCGGACCCGTTGATCGACCGCATTAAAGCGCAAGTTCCAGAAATCGGATTCCAAATTGAATATATCTTGGCTCACGCCTCTCGTTCCATTTACGGAAACAAGAAGATCAAGACGCAATCAGCGATGGGAAGTAAGTTGAAGGTAAATCCATCTTCAACCCCATACGGTGCTGGTGCAGCGAAGTCTTCTTCCCCCGCAAAGGCTAAGGTAGGAGATGCGTATAACCGCTTTGAAAGAAGTGGTAGCCCGGAAGAATGGATTGCTGCCAGAATCGCTAAATTCAAATAACTTCTAAATATCAAATATCATGCCAATTAGTGCTACTTATCAACCAAATGCGCCCCAAGCCAAAACTGGTAAGGGTTCCGCAATCTCCAACCGTGAGGATCTC